GTTCGTCAACGTGCTCTTGGGGAATGCTCCAAGCATTATGCACCAGATAGTCTAGCGCCAATGAGATGTTGTCTTTTAGGTCCATCTCCCGGATCTCGGCATCGGCCAGTTGCTTACGCAACGCAGCAGTTTCACGGTACAGGGCTAGTAGTTCAGTTTCATTCATGTTTATGTCCTCTCAGCGAATTTGGTGTGTGGTGCGAAGAATGTCAATCTAGTTTGAGCCAGACTGCCATCGCGGTTCTTGAGTTGGTAGAGTTCTTGGAGATACTCACTCCGGTCGTAGCCCTGTAGCTGGCCTGAGTCGTCTTTGCTAGGGCGATGCAGGGCCAGCACACGGTGGGCGTCCTCTTCGATGCTTCCGGTGTCGCGGAAGTCAGTACGACTAGGTGGGCGGTCCTCTCGTTCGTTGCCGCGGTTGAGTTGGGCGGCGACGATGAGGGTGCAGCCGAGTGCCTTCTTGAGAGGAATCATGCTCTTTGAGAGCTTGGTCATGCGTTCGTAAGCACCGTCTGCATTCACCTTGATGAGTCCGAGGTAGTCGATGATGACGAGATCGGGCTTCCACGTTGAAGCTAGCAGACGGCAGCGAGCCTCAATCTGCTCAAGGCTAAGGTCTCGCTCGTACACCAGCAGAGGCATATTGCGCAGCTTCTCTACCTCCTTCTTCAGAGCATCCTGCTTGTTCGTGAACTCCATCGACAGGCGGCGAAGATTGACCCCGGCACGTTGTGCCCCCATCTGTAGCAGCACGGCTTTGGCCGAGGTTTCTAAGGTGAAGTAGGCTACCCTGAGACCACGGTAGAGGTTGTGCGCGGCAAGCTGGGTCATGAACGAGGACTTACCCGTGGAAGTACGAGCACCAACGATGACATACTCATGCATCCCAATCGCCCCGGCACTATCGTCGAAGCGCGGCATACCTGTAACCACCACCTTCTCATTAGCCGTGTTGCCGCTAATCTGCCCCGCAATCCACGACATAGCCTCGTCCACAGTCTCGGGAAGGCTCACCTCTGTCCGCTCCTCGGGCTTGAGATGATTGGGAAGACCCTCGACAGCCTCCTTGATCTTGGTGTAGCTCTCCTTGTCGTCGATCATGGATAGGGCATCCCGTAGGGCAGGGCGTAGGTCGCTGATGATTGCCGCCTCCAACGTGGCCTTGAGTGCCTTCTTGCCGTGCGTCTGGGTGGGTGCCGAGGATTCACAGGCGAGCAGTTCCTCGGCTGGGCAAGCGTTGCCCATCTCAAGGAAGATGCTCTGCATATCCGTGAGCCGGGAGTTGGTCCTGTTCTCCAATAGCTGGAGCCAGATGGCCTTGCGGTCGTTGCTAGTGAACGCATCGGCCTTCAGCCCCTGAGCGACGGCGGTGTCGATGAGGGTAGGCTCCAATAGGCAGCAGCCGATAAACACTTGTTCATGGTTCATACTTGGGCCTTTCGTAGTTCCGCAATGGCAAGGCGGATGTCCGGCTCGTCATGCTCAATCGTCCATCGGTAGGTAGATCGACCCATGATAGGGTCGGCAGACATACAATGGGTGTTCAGCCAATCCAGCCGCTCCTTGTCCTTCCGCAGCCCGCTGATCTCAATGGTCAGTCGATCATTCGCGTCTCCGAGTGCTTCGACTGTTCCGCGTAGCAGAGCAGCCGTCTTCTCAGCCTTCTCTAGCTCAAACTCTAGCCCTCGTACTGTGGCGGCGAGGTTCTCCTCGCTGTGGCGCAGCGCGGCGTTTTCGCGTTCGAGCCGCTGGTGTGACGCAACCAATCCCCAAAGCCTGCCCACGTCCGTCGGCGGACACGGCACCTTGTAGCTGTTCGACCACTTAACGGTCCGCGTAAAGTGCGCGACGTAGTCGTACTCGCTCGGGTCCACCGTCGTGGTCCAAGTCGGACTGAGTGGTTTCTTCGCTCTCACGTCGCACCCCCTTCCCTGCGAGCCTCGTCAACAGCTTCGCGCAGCGTCTCACCGTCATAGCGTCCATCCCTGCACGACACTTCGACGCCACCAGATTCCAGCAGCATATGTATGCTAAACGCTTCCTCAGAGAGCCAGTCCATGCGTTCCCGGTCTCGGCGCAGCAGTTGGTTGTGCTCCCTGAGGTGATTCATGTCTGCCACGAATCTCTCACCCAATAGGGCAGCAACTTGTTCATGCGTGAGGTTATGTCCGCCAGCGATGAGGATGGCTGCGGGATCATTCAGTCGAGAACGAAGCTCGGCATTCTCTGCCTCAAGCTCGGCAATCACCTTCCGGTAATGGGAAGGGAAATCGTACTTCCAACGTGTCTCATTCAGTTGTTCTATCTTCATATGTTTTTGTGAGCGTTGTTCGGATGCGCTCCCCCCGTTCCCACAGTCTGCCTAGGCAGATGTTTCTCTACCCCGACATGGAGTCGTTCTTCAGCAGTAGCAGGAAAGTTAGACCTGACGTGGATCGAAGTATCTCCAACGCCACAAGGCAAGGAGATGTTCAAAGATTCGCTGACTCCGGCTAATCGTTTCCGTATCGTAATGGACTACATCGACACGCCCAATCTCGGTGGTTGAGATGTAGATGTTGTAGCCCTCGGCGTTGAAATACATCGACCATGCTGGCGTGAGTGCTCCGATGTACGCAGCGATCTGGATCGGATGGGTTTCGATAGGCTCAACAGCAACCCCCGGCTTGGTGCGCTTGCTCTTGAAGTCCACGACGACAAGCTGCTTGTTCCCAGATTGGTCGGCCAGACGATTGCCGTGAACGTCAACGGTTCCGGCATAGCCAAGCTCAGGATTGACCACAACCGATTCACAAACCTTGTCGGCAATGCCCAGCTTATCCACCTCGATTACCGCTGGCAAAACGAACTCGCGGATCGGAACCTCACGACCATCAGGCATAGCCACCTTCGTGGTGCCATCCCATAGGTCATGGTTGGTGTAGTAGGTCTCTAGGCTGTTGTGAATCAAGGTGCCTAAGTCAGCAGCACCCGCCGCATCAGCCCCGGCCTTCTCTTGGATGCGCCGCTTGTAGCCAGAGATGTCCTCGTTGGCTGATGGCGTGTCCTCGAAACAGGCTTGGATCACCTGACCAATCTTGTATTCCTCAAGGCCGGGAGCAGAGAGCATCTTGCAGATGTCCGTTACGGACGGCAACAGCTTCTGTTCCTTGATGTCCTTGATGGTGGTCGGTCGCGTAGGATTCTTGGCCCCCTTTTTGGTCTCTTGGTAGTGGCGGGGTTCTCCCGCTAGGGTGTAGGCGTGCATTAGAAAGGAGCGCCATCGGTTACGTCTTCGACCTTAGGGTACAGGTCGCCCGACTGCAAACGCTGAGCAACGCGGATCAAATCTGATGCCAATCGCCAGACGTTAGCTTCTGTGACCAGACTAGTCGAGGTGCCAGCCCCCTCGGCAATCAAGGTATCAACAGCCTTATTGATCGCCATTCCAACGGTTACCCCCTCTACCCTAGAAGGCGCAGGAATGGGCCTAGAATCGATTTTACGGGGTTCTTCCGGCTGAGGGGCAGTCTCGGTAGGGGTAGCCCCCTCAACGGCCTTAAAAACCACCTTATCCCCAAAGACCACACAAGCCTTGCCGTTGTAGTCGTCTCCACGTTTCATGCCGGGGCCACTAAAGGTGGCCCGACGTCCGTTGATATGCTCAAAGGTCTTGCCAAACGATGTGGCTTCGACCGTGTTCTGACCGTCACGGAGGGTGGCCTTGAAGATGGTCTTACCCGACTTCGTAGTGATCGCCTTAGCGTTCACGACATCAGCGGTGACTCCACCTTTGATGTATTCCCCCGGCTGTACTGACAGGATGTTATTCATGTGCGTTATGTGTGCTGACAAAGACTAGAACTACTTATTACTTTGTATTACTATCATCTCTATACCATATGCTCGCGTTATTGCGTAGTTACGATACGCAGAAACGCTTATTACCCCTGCGGACAAGGAGATTAGACTTGTACAGGGAGGAGACGACGCGCTCAACGGTGCGTTGGTTCATATGCAAACAGTCTGCAATGTACTTGTCGCTACCGAAATAGCCATCGGGAAAGCCTGCGATGAACGCCAGCACCATGCGCTCGGCATGGCTGATGTCCTTCTCAAGCAATTGACTACTGATCCAGAGTCCGGTCATCATGGGTGTGGATCGTCAAGGAGAGGGTCGCGGCGACCATGCAGCAGTTCGTGCTGATGGTCGATGAAGTCGAGGAGTTCTCGGCGGCGAAGCAGCACGTTTTCGTACCACTCTTCTGAGATGCGCTCCTCTTTGATGAGGGCCATAGCCGTAAGCTCGTACACAATGGTCCGAGCGTCTTCGATGATAAGGCTCATGTTTCTTTCTTTGTTGGTTAACAGGATAACCACCTAAGCCCTCGCATGAAGGCCACTTGCACCCGTGTGCTCGCCCGAAAGGGCGGTGGTCTTTCCCTGTTAGCTCTGAACGTTTTTCACTTTCCAGACTCCATCCACAGGGTCAAGATAAATCTCGCCCGAAATGATTTCATTGGCGCAACGGTTGAGGGTCGCGGTGCTGATGCCTGCGCGTTCGCTGTAGCTCTTGCGTCCGACGTAGCCCTGAGTTGCGGCCCGAGCTAGGGCGTATTCATGGACCACAGCACACGCCTCTTGCGTGATGCGCGGCATACCCGGCTGCCATTTGTCTCGTCTCACCATACCCTTTCCAAAGCCCGTGCTTCGACGGGTTCTGGTAAAGATGGGCGCACGAATACGCTTATCGGCTGAAGCCCGAAGCTTCGCCTCCTCTCGTTCCATCTGCTCGACACGTTCGTGCATACGCTCCGCGAAGCGTACACAGGATGAGATTGATGAGTAGCTCATTACTGTCTCAAATTAATTGCTGCGCGAATTGTTAGGCTTTAAATTTACTGACGTATGCGGCTACCTCGCGTAGCTCGTCACGAATTTCCCGCAGCTTGGTAAATTGCTCTACCCGTTGGGCGCGAGCCAATTCAAACACCTTGTCGTCCTGCGGGTAATAGTCGCGGAAATGGAACTCGATGCTTGCCAGAGCATCAATCGCAGCGTTAACCGCACAGGATGCGTTGTGGTAGTCCTCAAAGAGCCGCTCAGGGCTGGTTCCGTTCAAGTTGATAGTGGGTTTGATCATGACTTAGCAAGGATTTTTCCGAATGACGTAGTTTGCGTAGTACCGCCTATCGCCATCGATTTCGCAGGAGATATTAGAGTGATGGTTTAGTTTTAAGGCAGCGTACTTGCTGGCCTCATTGAACCCCCAGTCATCCGCAGGGAAACTGGTCGGCATTTTTTCCTCGGCCTGATTCTTAAGAAACTTGCCGGGAATACGAAATACTTCGTATCGATAGGTGTGGTTATTCATAATTGCTATGTTTATATGGGGATGACAAAGCCTGAGGTGTCTCGCTTGGCTGCGCCCTTGGCTTTGAGGCCGACGACACAGCCGCGAGGGTCGAGGAAACGCAAGTCTGAAAGGTCGCCATCGACCACGTTGTAACCATGCCAATCGTCGGGCAGATCGCCAGAAAACACGGCTGCAACATTGCCGCCAGATTCCAACACCTTGAGAGCGTCAAGCTCGTTACACTCTGATCTGCTGAAGGTTAGGTGGTAGTTGGGCGGAAGTTCGCCGCGAGCGAAACGCAAGGCGCGATGATGGTTCTTCGTGTAATCGTAGAACATGATGTCCTTGGGGAACTGTTGCATAATCTGCAACCCTTCCCAAGGAATGTCCGACGTACCGTTTAGACGAATGCAAGCAGCCATGCCTTCGTGGTTTGCACGCCAGACAAAGTCCTCGATTTCCTGGATGAGTTGCTTGCGGAAACCCGCTGGGTCATCGAAGAAATATTGAGTCTTGCTGATGCGTGAACGCTGCACGTTGCTGAATGCGCCACGTCCTGCCGTGTAAAGGCACGACGAGATGCAACCCCGTGATGCGTGAGAACAAACATTGCCACGTTGGGCAACTTTGTGAGGGGCAAGATAGAGGATGGCTGTGCGCCATCCAAAGCTCTCGCCCTTGGTAGTCTTGCTATCCGATCCGACTGATAGGAGTTTCATTGATGATGTCTTTCAGTTCTTTCTTGAGCCTACGAGCATCCTCGCCGCGCCACATTGTGGCATTGCTGAGGAAATAGTTGATGATGGAGCGAGCATCGTCGTAACCGTAGCTGTCATCAACGCTTTCGAGCGTTGACATAGCGTCGAGATATGGCCGCGCCCAAGGATGAACTTTGGGCGTCCACTTCTGTTCAATCTCACTAGCGATTTCGTGTATGTGTCTCATGTTAGATCTTTCCATCGATGATTGCCTTGAGACCCTCGCGGACAATAGACTCAGCATCCTGACGAGACTGTGCCATGTCTACGGCGTCGCGCACGGTGTCTTCAAGATCGTCCGAACTCACCTTGTCGTCCTCAAGATCGCGAATCTTGTACTCGATATCCTCAATCTTGCCGTCGATTTCTTCGACTGTGGCACGCAACGCACGATATTCAACCAGCGTCACGAAGTCATCCAAGTGATCGAGACTAGGGCTTTTGCCCATTTCTGTCTCAAGCTTGGTGATTCGATTGCTTAGGATGATGAGTTGCTCGTTGATGCGACTATCAACCTTGCGAAGAACCTCGTTTACGAGCAGGTTAATGATACGAGCGACCGCATTATGGCCCTCGGTGTTCTCTGTCTGTGTATCTGTGTTCATGGGTTTATCCTATCGTTTGAGCTTGGCAGAGACTTTCCGCCAATAAGTTGATGTTGCGGACTTCTTTGGACCATTAGGTCCACCGTTCCACACTTTTGCCCTAACCTCGTCTGTCACAGGCCAGCCGTACCTTTTGCCATAGTGGTCCGTATAGATTCGGAACATTTCGGCAGACTTGGTTAGGTCGCGCCTATCGTTTGACGTGTAGCGCGTTCCGGCGATGCGGTTGACATCTCTCACCGTGATTTCCCAGATTTGCGCTGGGCCTACGGCTTTGCCGTTATCACCAATTGCGTTGACATTGCCGCCGGATTCAACGGCGACAATGGCGAGGAATAGGGCAGTCAGATTCATGAGATCAAAATGCCGATATCTTTCAGGAAGTTGACATACTCAGCAAGCAACGCTTTCTTGTCGCGTGTCTTGCTGCCAATCATTTGACGAATAGTCGGCGCAACCGATCCTTTCGAGTGCTTCATGCCCAAGGATTCAAGCTTGAGCATGGCCTTGAAAGTTAGCAGTTGGTATCCTGCAATCTTTTCTGGAGTGTCGGCAATCATGGTTAGGCGACGTTGACGGTCATCTCAGCTTCCTGTGCCTTCTTGAGCCACTTCTCGGCGTTAGCGCGATAGCGTTCCGCCAAAGTTAGCGTCTTGATTTCGCTGAGCTTGATCCAAGTGCTACGGACGCGCTTATTTTCAACGATTTTCATGTCTCCAACGAAGCCGCCACGGTTCAAAACAGCCGTGATTAGATTGCACACTTGCGGGGCTTCCAAAGCAGCAAGCTTTGTTTTCTTTTCAGCTCGAGCGGCTTTGATTTGATCACGATACGCCGTGATTTCGTCACGGGTAAACGAGTTGCCGTGATTTACGCGCTGAACGATTGCATCATTAGTGAGTACGAGTTGCATTTGTTTGTCTTTCTTTGGTTTTGCCAGTATTAGCCGCCATTGATTGGCGTTTAACCCTTGCGCCACGATGAGGCTACTGACTTGCAAGGGGCCCGGCTACGTTCTTTTGACGGGGAACAGCCATGCCGGGGTTAATTGTTAACGGTTTGAATTTGTCCAAGTGGTTTTAGTCGAAGCGGGTTGCTTGGTCAACTCACTCCGCGCCTTCCTTTTGCGGGTCGGAGAGATTCGCGTCTCTCCAGTCGATCAGGTAGCCATAAGATGTACCACCCGTAAGCAAATCGACTCGGCCATAATGGCCGCTTAAGCTAGCGTAGCGTCACCGGGACTGGATCAATTGCACCCTACTCCCTCGGCTCGCCTAGCCGATCAGGTTCTGACTCCGTAGCGGGATACGCCCTCGGCTCTTATGTCATTGCCCCGACCGTCGGACCTTGTGGCCCGCCTTCGACTAAAAGAACGTCGGCTCCCCCGGACTGCGCCCTATACCGTTCGAGACGGGTTCGGGGAGTTGCCTCCGACACTCCCCACAATGCACACTCGGTATTGGGTAGCGAGAAAAATCTTCACAAATCGTCATTTCACCTCTCAAAAAAACTTCCGGTAACAGTTTATGGGATACGCAAAAACGACAAGCCCGCGCACCCGAAACGGCCCCCGTCACTAGCCCCTCGCCTAAGCCCTAAGTAAGGGCAAGGAACACCCCCAGAAGCCACAAGGAAGCCCAAGCCCAAGCTATCCCCAGCCTAGCCCCCAGAATGTCCGCTCTTCGCCCAGGGCGCAAAAGCCATATAGTGGCGCAAGCAATCCAGGCACAAAGACACCCCACTTGAACTAGCAATGCATTGGCAAGCGTGAGTCAATGTCCGCCGGAATCCTTTCCCCTACCTTCTTAGGTAAGAAACCCAACAATAGGAAGCGGTGGACACACTATTGCCACGCAATTGCATTGCAATATACAAGCAATTTACTTACTTTGCAGCAACCCCAGGGGGGGCGGGGGTCAACACTCGGCCACGCTGTCGCATATTGATAGGTCCGATTGCCACCTTAAAAAAATTTGCAAATAGGTCTTGACCACTACCTAACACTACCTGTAGAACATTTGCATGGGGAGGAAGTCCAAAGCAATTGTGGAGAGTGTAGGGGAGGCGCAAGCCAACCTCAACCACCGCTATATTGAGAAGCGTAAGCCTAAGGAGGCAGCGTTAGCCTTGGATATGCTGGCTAATGGGGAGACGTATGCGAAGGTGATGTCTACTACGGGTATAGGGTTTGTGGCACTATCGGCTTTGAGGGCGCGGCATGAGCGTGCTTTGGAGGTAAGGCGCAAGGAGCTTGCGTTAGATGGCTTTGAGATGGCGGAGAGGATGAGGGCGTTGGTGGCGAAGAAGACGGAGATGTTGATGGAGGACGATGAGGCGTTGATGAAGACGCCGCTTAAAGACTTGACGCTAAGCTATGGCATTAGTGTGGACAAGGGCTTGCAGGCTCTTGGGGAGCAGAAGGTGGTGGTGGAGCATAGGACGGGGAAGCCGTCGCTTGCTGACGCCATGAAGGCTATTGAGGAGGCTAGGGCAGCTTTACGGAATGACACCATTGCAATACTCACGACCCCTGTTCAGCGAGTGGAGTCCGTCGTTGAAGTGGACGGCGACGATGACGAAGGAGGGGACAATAGCGTGGTGGAGTCCCGAAATCAGGGTTAAGGTGGTTTACCTTCCTGCGCTTTATGAAGATTACATACCAGAAAAACCCTACTAGTTCAGTTGGAATTATGTTTGGGAAGATGTATGTAAAATCTTCATGGACAAATGTTTCTACCGGAAAGCGCCATGTTAGTCTCTACTGGAACTGGACTTTGAGCATTGGTCTTTTCCGTGGCTTGCTTATGGTTAGCGGAAAACATAGAGCCGTATGTCGTTAGTCTGGAAGCAGCACCCAATACTGACGCCTCCTACGATTGAGGAGATGGCGCGGATGGACCCCAAGCAGTTGGTTCACCTGTGGGGTGTCTACCATGAGGCCATTGAGAACGCTGAGCGTGATCCCTATCGGTATGGCTTTAAGCTAGCCAATTGGATGGAGGCGGAGGATCTACTGGCTAAGAAGAATGAGATTCTTGTTAGCGGCGGAAATCGTTCGTCTAAAACGAGTTGGGCTGCTCATGCGGTGGTGAAGGCAGCGATTGAGAACGAGGGGTCCGTTATAATGTGCTTCGCCCAAAATGCTGACGTTTCCATCAGACAGCAGCAGTCCGCGATCTACGATGCGCTTCCCGAGGAGCTTAAGCGCAAAACTCTTGGTACTGAGGAGAATGTCTCCTACACGCGAAAGAATGGCTTTAGCAAGTCGAGCCTCATCCTGCCGGGGAGCAAGAGCCACATTATCTTCAAGACCTACTCCCAGTTCTTAAATAACGACACCATCCTTGAGGGTGCGGAGTTGGGTAGCCGGGAGGCCAAGTGGATTAACATTGGTACATGGTGCGACGAGTACCTAATTGGCCCTGAGCTTTTGGCTACGCTGAGGTTCCGTCTGGCTACGCGCAACGCCAAGATGATTGTAACGTTCACCCCTATTGATGGGTACACGGAAGTGGTCCGCGACTATCTGGAGGGTGCCAAGACGCTGGCGTGGAAGAACGCTGAGCTACTTAACAATCGGAAAGTTCCGTTCCTACAGGAAAGCAAGAACCGGAATGCGGGCATCATCTACTTCCATTCCCGCGACAATCCCTTTGGCGGGTACGAGCGTATTGCCGAGGATCTAAAGAATCGTCCTGAGGACGAGATTTTATGCCGTGCCTACGGCGTTCCGACGAAGAGCAAGAGTACGCAGTTCCCCAACTTCTCGGTAGAGGTGAACGTCGTTAAGCATGAGTCCATCCCCACTAAGGGACTCACGCGCTACATGATCCTCGATCCGGCAGGACGAAAGAACTGGTTCATGGCTTGGATCGGCGTTGATGAGGCCGGTACGTTTTGGGTCTATAGAGAATGGCCCGATGTAAACGTGGGAGATTGGGCTAAATGGCATGGCGGCAAGTGGATCGGCGGCGAAGGCTCCAAAGGACTAGGATACGGCATTCGTGATTATGTGGAGTTAATTGGTAACTTGGAGGAAGGCGAGACTATCTTTGAGCGGTTGATTGACCCACGCTTGGGTGCCGCGAAGTACCAGACGCAGAATGGGGCTTCGTCCATCATAGAGGATTTGGCTGATGCTGGGCTTACCTTTGTCCCGGCTCCCGGCTTGGACATTGAGGACGGGCTACAGGCGTTGCAGACCAAGATGGCCTACAATCGCAGGGTGCCCATGGATAGCGTCAACCGCCCACACTTCTACATTTCTGATCGGTGCCAAAACATTATTGCCGCGCTACAGGAGTACACGGCGGATGGTGGCCCAGATGAGGCACACAAGG